ATTGGTTTCAAAATTTAGAAAATGCATTCGATTGGTCAGATGTTGCAACTATGAATCCAAATGCATTTAAAGATAGTAAAAAATACAATAAAAATTCTTGGTTTAAAAAAACATTACATTCAATAATTAGAAATGGTATTTCTTTATCTGATTTTAGATTTCACCCATCAATTGATGTTAAAACTAAATTTTTTGGAGAAACAGAAACATTAGCAACTGATATAAGACCTTTTGGTTGGTTAGCTAAAGTAATGGGTTTTAAAGGTGATTTAAGAGAAATAGAATCTGATTTAAGAATAGCACATACTAAAGCAAATAATAAATTATCATTAAATGAACAAATTGAAAAAAGTCAAAATTTATCAGATATTGAAAAAGTATTAGAAGCTCGTTATCCACCATGGGAATTAAAAAAATCAAATGCAAATGCAGAAGTAATCTTTAAACATTGGGTACAAAATAATTATGATAAAGAAATAGATGAACAAGGAAATAAAGTTCCTTTAACATTAAGAACAAATAACTGGGGTGCTTTATCTTCTGCAAATTGGGATGGTGAATTAGATATAAAATATCAAAGAGATGGTAGAAATGTAGCTGTATTTACACATCCTAAACAAAGTATTAGAGCTATGACTAGATTATTTTTAAATCATTCATCTTTAACAGATGGTATTAAAAAAATTAGAAAAACAATACAAAGTGAATATTCATCTACGCCAACAATTGAACAAATATTAAAAGGTACAAAATACTCTACAAATATGGCATCTTATATAAATGCATTAGATAATCATCCTATTTTAAATAGAGATACACAAGTTGATTTATTAAATAAAAATCAAATGATAAAATTAATTTATTTTATGGTTCAACATGAAGCAGGAAAAGATGCATTTAACTCTAAATATAATTCTGATGTTGCATTGCAAATAATTGGAGAAGGTTATTCAATGGGTATTAGATCATATGATGGTAAATTACAATAATGGAATTTATTACACCTATTAATCAAAATACTATTATTGCTAAAAAAGAAGATCCTAAAGATTATAGCATGTCAGCATTTTGGGATGGTTTTAAACAAGAAAACCTTTCAATGATTGCTGCAAAAAATTTATTAAATAATGCAGATTTTACTCCAGAAGAAAATTATAATCCATCTAGTGATCCACAATTAAACGGTTATGAATCTTTAATGCATCATTTTTATTTTAGTCAAAGTAGTGCTGAAACTGCAGCAACTTTAAATAAAATAAAAAGATATAATGAAGTTAATAAAGAAAGTCCTTGGTATATGATTGGTAGATTAACTGGAGCAATATTAGATCCATCAAGTTATTTATTTTTTACAAAAATAGGCCAAACTGCAAGAATAGCTGGTACTGCTATGTTAGGTGAAGAAATTGTAAAACAAAATATTGATCCATTTAGAGATGATTCTATGGTTCCTATGGTAGCTGCTTGGGGTTATACGCTTCCTTTTTTAGTTAATAAATTAACTGCAAAAGTTCCTTTGAATGTACAAAAAAATTTAAAACAATTAGACGATCAATTTATTGGAAACAAAACTGTTAAGCAAAATGATATTGCTGTTGATGGAACATTTGTAAATCCAAATAAAACTGATCCACAACCTTCTGGAGTTGGTGCTGAAGGAATTTTCAAAACCAAAATGACAACTAAACAAAAAATGGAAGGAGAAACTTTTGTTAAAAGTAATTTAGGTGTATTTGGTGAAGAAGGGCCATGGACTCCTGTATTTAGATTAATTAAACAAAACACATCTTTAACTGCAAGAAAAATGATTGGTGATCTTTTAGATACACCTTTATTAAAATTAAAAAATACTAAAGAATGGGGATTTCAATCTTCAGGTAAATCAATTGAAACAGATATGCGTATGATGAGAGTAGGTGAAATAGAATCTCATAAATTAATTAAAGATGAATTTCAAAAATATATTGCTAGAATACAAGGATCTCGTGCAGTTCCAAAAACAGATTTAGGTTTAAATCTTCACAATAAATTAACTAAAGATACTCCTGGTGGATTTATGGATAGAATGTCATTAGCACAATTTAGTCATGAAGTTACTAGAGCTAGATTAAATGGTTTTTCACATCCTATACAAGAAGTATCAGCAGCAGCTAGACATACTCAAGATAAAGTTTATGGGCCATTATTTGAAAAAGTACAACAGTTAGGTATTAGAGAAATGCCAGTAGAAACTGAATTATTATTTTGGAAAAGTCAATTAGATGCAATGAGAAAAAAAGGTGAAACATTTAGAAATTATACATCTAAAGTAGATAATGTAAAAACTACATGGAATATATCTAGAATAGAAAATCAAATAGATAAATTAACTCAAAGACTAGCTAATGTTAAAAAACGTGGAGTGAATGATTATATTAATATTATTTATGTCAAAAATGCTATTGAAAAAAGTCCTGAAAAATTTAAAGAAATTATTAGAGGACATTTTCAAAGAGCTAAAATTACTATTAATGAATCTAAATTAAATCAATTAGTTAAAGATTTATCTAATCATTTTCCATTTGTTAGATTTGAAAAAACAATGGGAGATCTTACAGAAAGATATGCATTTAATAGACCAAGATATGCTAGATCTGTGAGAGCTAGAGAATTAAATTTAGATAGAATAGCTCAAGAAGAATTATTAGATGGTGGATTTATTTTAAGTGATATTTTTGCATTACAAAAAGCTTATGCTAGACAAATAATACCAGATATTCTTCTTACTCAAAAATATGGTGATCCAAATGGATTAGGAGTTAAATATTTTTTAGATGGTGAAATGTCAGGTTTTAATCCTGGATTAATAACAATTAATAATGAATTTAATATTAAAGCACAAAGTATATCAGTAACAGCTCCAAAAAATCTTAAAGGTAAAGCAAAAGCAGATTGGATTAGAAATACATTAAAAGAAAAAAGAAAACCAATCTTTAAAGAAAGAGATAAAGTTTTGTCTGATTTAGAAGCTTCTATAGAATTAATTAGAGGTACTTATGGATTACCTTCTAATCCTCATTCTTGGACATCACAAGCTATGAGAACAGCTAAACATTATAATGCATTAACTATGCTTACAGGTTTTGCAGCTGCAATACCAGACGTTGCTCGTGTTGTTATGACATCTGGTATAAAACGTGGATTTAAAACTCAATTTGAAATGTTTTCTGATTTTTTAGATGGTAAAACAATTTACAATATGGGTAAAAAAGAAGCTCAATCATTTGGTGAAGCTGTTGATATGGTTACAGGTCAAAGAGCTATGTTATTTGCAGACGTTGGTGATATGTTTGGAATTACATCTAAGCTTGAAAGTGGTATGGGTAAACTATCAGCTATTAATTTTATGTATGTAAACCTTATGTCTAGATGGACAGAAATGGCTAAGTCTATGGCATCTGTTACTATTGGTTCTAGAATTATTGAAGATTCTATTAGATGGACTAAAGGTTCTTTACCAGATAAATGGAAAACTGCATTATCATCTTCTGGTATAGATCAAGATATGGCTAGAAGAATAGCTGTTCAATTTGAAAAACATGGTGAAAAAACTAAACATAATTTTATGGCTAATACTGCTAAGTGGGAAGATGCACAAGCAGTAGATGCTTTTGGTGCAGCACTTAATAAAGATATAAATATTACTATTGTTACTCCAGGATTAGGAGATACTCCACTATTTATGAGTACAGAGTTAGGTAGTTTATTAACTCAGTTTAAAAAATTTGCAATTGGTGCAAATCAAAGAATGTTAATGAGAGGTATGCAAGAACAAGATATGGATTTTATGTTTGGTTCATTATTATTAGTAGGATCAGGTATGATTATAGATAAAATATATACAGAGTTTAGATTTGGTAGAGATTATTCTAAACAATCATTAACTACTAAATTATTAAATGGTTTTGATAGATCTGGTTTAGCAGGAATATATACAGATATTAATAAAGCAATAGAAACTTTAACAGATAACAGATTTGGTATTGGCCCAATGTTTGGAGAAGATAGACCATATGGATCTTCTAACAGATGGAAAGCTGGAACATTAGCTGGGCCAACAGGTGGACAAATTTATAATATATTTGACATCTTGTATGATGTTGGTGGGAATCAATATAACCATCACAGTGCAAAAAATGTGCGTAGGTTAATACCATTTCAAAATGTATGGTATCTTGATTGGTTATTTGACGATATTCAAAAAGGATTACATTAATGGCTATTACTATTTCTGATACAGAACCTCGAGTTCAATATACAGCAACAAGTGGACAAACTAGTTTTGCAGTGCCATTTGAGTTTTTTACAACTGCAGACATTAAAGTATTTAATGGCACAAGCCAACTAACATTTAATGCATCACCATCAAGTGCTTCTCAATATTCGGTATCTGGAGCAGGAGTTTCTGGTGGTGGATCAATTACATTAGGGGGGAGTGGGGCTACTCTTAATGATGTAATAACTATTTTTAGAGATTTAGCAATTGCTAGATCTACTGACTTTCCTACATCTGGTGCATTTCAAATTAGTTCTTTAAATGATGAATTAGATAAAATTATAGCTATGTGTCAACAGCTAGAAAGAGATTTAAAATTTTCTCCAAAAGCTGCTGCTACTACAGCAAATACATTTGATATTACATTTCCAAACCTTGCAGCTAATAAAGTATTATCAGTAAACAGTTCTGGTAATGGTTTAGAATTTGCACAAGACATTACAGATATTACAACAATTGCAGGAATAGCTAGTGATGTAACTACAGTTAGTGGTATTGCATCTAATGTTACAGCAGTTGCAGGTGCAGTTACAAATATCAATACGGTAGCTACAAACATAACTAATATTAATACAGTTGCAACAAACATTGCAGATATTGTAACTGTTGCAAATGATTTAAATGAAGCTGTTTCCGAAATAGAAACTGTTGCATCAGATTTACAAGAAGCAACTCCAGAAATAGATACAGTTGCAGGTTCAATAACTAATGTAAATACTGTAGGAAATAATATAGCTAATGTAAACACAGTAGGTGGAATATCAGCAAATGTAACTACTGTTGCAGGTATTTCTAGTAATGTTACTACTGTGGCAGGAGATTCTTCAGATATACAAACTGTTGCAGGTATATCTACAGAAGTAGGACAAGTTGGCCCAATAGCTGCTAATGTAACTACAGTCGCTGGAATATCTGGAAATGTTACTACGGTTGCTGGTATTTCATCAAATGTAACTTCAGTAGCAGGTATAGCTTCTGATGTTACTTCTGTTGCAGGAATAGCATCAAATGTAACTACTGTTGCATCAAATATTACTGATGTTAATACTTTTGCTAATCAATACAGAATAGGTAGTTCAGATCCATCTACATCATTAGATGAAGGTGATCTATTTTACAATTCTACATCTAATGAACTTAAATATTATAATGGATCTGCTTGGGTAGCAATTGTTGCTGATACTGATGTAAAAACAAAAGTATCTGCTAATGATACAACTGCAGGATTTTTAAATGGTAAATTAGTTGCAGGTACAAATGTGACGTTTACAGAAACAAATGATGGTGGTAATGAGACTTTATCTATTGCTGCTACAGATAATAGTATTCCCTTTGCAATTGCATTAGGATAATTAAGGAGAAAATATGGCAAACAATTTTAGTTCAACAAATGCAAGATTGGCTAACAATTCTTTGACTACAGTAGTTACTACTACAGCTAACAAACAAATTATGATTGGTTGTTTAGTATCAAATACTGGTGGATCTTCTATTTTAGTAGACGTTGTTTTAAATGACGGATCTAATGATAGATATTTAATCAAAGAATGTCCAATACCTGTTGGATCAGCTTTTGAAGTTATTTCTGGAAAAGTTGTTATTCCTTCTGGTGGAGCAGTTAAAGTCAAATCTGATAATGCTTCAGGTAATGCAGATGTTGTTGTTTCATTATTAACGGATATTGCATAATGGGTTATTTAGGAAATACACCAGCTTTAAGCTACACTAGCTTTGCAGTTCAGCACTTTACAACAAGTGCAACAACTTCATATACGCTAGACTATTCTGTAGCCAATGAAAACGAAATAAGACTTGTAATTAATAATGTTGTTCAACAACCTGGAAGTTCTTATGCTTATACAGCTAGTGGCACATCTTTAACTCTATCTGCTGCAACTTCAGCTACTGATACAATGTATGCAGTATTTCTTGGTAAAGCTGTTCAAACAGTAACTCCAGCCAATAACACAATTACAAATGCTATGCTTTCAGAAACTATTACAGTTGCTAATGGTGGAACTGGAGTAACAACAGCAAGTGCTTTGGCTAATACAGGAAATTTAGTTTTACTTTCATCACAAACTGCAAGTAATGATGCTTCAATAAATTTTGATAACACTCTTATAACAACAACATACGATACATATAAAGTTATTTTTAAAAATGTAATACCATCAACTGATGCTACAAATTTACAATGTCAACCAAGTATTAATAATGGTTCTAGTTTTTTAGACTGGCACAGAAATCTACAAGCAAATATTTCTAGTCATGCAAATAATACTACTTTAACAAGACATAATACAGGTACAAGTGCATCTATTGTTATTGGTGGTGGTTATTCTCCAGGAAATGCAAACGAAGAAAATGCAAATGGTGAAATGACTTTTTATAATTTACAAACAGATAATACAAATAAACATTTAACTTTTTTAATGTGTTATGAAGATAATATAACAAGTAATACTGTTTTGGCTCAAGGTGGTCATGGTTGTCACACAACATCAAAAATTAATTATTTAAGATTTTCATTTTCAAGTGGAAATATTTCAAGTGGACAATTTAGTTTATACGGAGTGAAAACATAATGGCTAGAACAAAATTAGTAAATGGAATTAGATATAATCTAACAGCAGAAGAAGAAGCACAAAGAGATGCAGAAGAAGCTCAAGCATTAATTGACAAACAAAATGAAGAACAAGCAATTGCTGATGCAGAAACTAACGCATCAACAGGCAAACAAAAACTAAAAGACTTAGGTTTAAATGACGCTGAAATAAAAGCGTTGATAGGAGTATAATAAATG